AAGAACACTAAAGAAATGAAAGATCGCCAGACACAGCAAAAAGAAGCTGACTTTACTAGTGAAGTTGAAAAGGAGGTTCGTGAACGTAATGTCGACAAGATTCGCAAGCGTCTTGCTGAGTAGCATGTTGCTTGCTGCGTGTACTACAGTTACACCAGACAAGGTTAAAGATGAAATTGCATCATATGATGCAAGTACACCTACTGGGCATGATGTACAGAATTCTGGATTCATAGGCTTCCTCGATGATGGCAGGGGGTTAATCACACCGTTCGGGCTTGTCAGGTACAATACATTAATTAAGATGTACAGATTAAGGTTTGAATCTTACAAAGGTGTTCGGTTAGAAGAAAATTCTGGTATTACAGAATATACTAACAACAAAGGTGATAAACTTTTTATCATTGATCAGCAGCATTTAGTGTATTATGCCATCTTAAATTCATGGCGAAAAGAAGGCAAAGAGCCTGATTCGATTTGGCAAAAAGCAAAAGATGCAATTACCAATTGATTTTTGAGATATTACTGTCTATCATAAGAAATGGATAAACTTATTGTACCGTGGCGCACAGTAAGAACACTGTGCAGCAGAATGTGTAAAGATTTAAAAAATAATGTCCCGGATATTCGATCGTTTAATGTAGTTGCCTTGAGCAAGGGAGGTCTTATTCCTGGCACTATCATGTGCAACATATTAGGTATTGACAAATTGTATGCACTGGGTATCAAAAGCTATAATAACGAAAATCGTGGTGACATTGAAATATATCAAGTGCCACATTTTGAAGATATGCAAAACATTTTAATAATTGATGATATTTCTGACAGTGGTGCAAGCTTTACACACATTTTAAAAATGTTAGGTGATTTAAAACAAGTAAAAACTGCTGCACTATACTGCAAAGCAAATACAGCATACAAGCCCAATTTTTGCGGTAAATGTGATGTATCTGAATCAGTGTGGATCGTTTTTCCTTGGGAGTAAATAATAACATGGCTGTAGAATTAACAGATAAAGAAAAATTCGAATTAGCAATGAAGTTTGTACGCGATGCTGAAGGGGGTTATTTTAACCATCCTAACGATCCAGGCGGCGAGACCATGTATGGCATTACAAAGAGAGATTATCCTAAGCTAGATATTAAGAACCTTACGCGTGAGCAAGCAGATGAAATCTTTTACAATGATTACTGGGCCCCTTCATCAGCAAAACACTTACACTTAAAGACTGCGGTGGCGTATTTTGATTGTTGTGTTAACACCGGCAGAAGGCAGGCGAACAAATTCTTGCAACGTGCTCTCAAAGTAAAGGATGATGGTGAGGTAGGTCCTATTACTTTGAAAGCAGCTACTGAATCAGATGATCATGATACATCATTAAGAATTGTGGAAAACAGACAAAAATTTTATCAAGGTTTAGCAGACACCAGGCCTAAGCTTGCTGTATTTTTAAAAGGCTGGACCAACAGAAACAATAATTTAAGAAATTATTTGGAAAAAAAATTAGCTTGATCAAAAGCAGAATTCATATAATATAATAAATATTATAAGACATAATATTTAGCCTTTAAGGCATTGCTCGTTTACGGGCCTTCTTTTAATTTATGAAAATAAACACAAAAAAATACAAGCTAGGATTAATGGTAGCACTGCTGCTCATGTTATGCACAACAGTATGCGATACTGCAATGCGCAAGGCGCCTACAATTAACGATGTTAAAGCGGAGCTAAAGGCACTGCCTCCCAAAGAAGAGAAAATAGCTGCCAAAGAGCTGCAAGTGCGAACTAACGGCATTACATTTAAAGACTCGTTTATACCTAAAACTAACAACAGCGGCTTCAAAGTTATGACTGTGAGACTAACTGTCTATTGGGCAAGAGGCGGAGACACAGACAGCGACAGTGCAAAAATGAAAAGTTCTACAGGCTACACCCTCAAGCAAGGTGAATCCATCGCGGTAGACCCCCGCATCATACCATACAGAAAAGAAGTACTCATTCCTAACATAGGGTTAGTTAAAGCAGTTGATACAGGTACAGCTGTGAGGCAGAAAAAAGCATCTAACGGTAAGCTGCCAGTTATTGATGTGTTTTTTGTTCACAAAAAAGATGCTATAAGATTTGCAAATAATAACCCTAAGATAGTAAAGGTAGCTGTAATTAATTAAATAATTATGTGCGCAAATTTAGTGAAACAGTAAAGAAAATACTTGAAGCTGTAGGCGACACACCGCCACCTCCTCCGCCTGCTATTGTACAACAAGTACAGGATAACAAATTATCATATGATGATGTTTTAAATTTAATTAAAAAACATGAAGGGGTTAGACCTAGAATTTATAAAGATAGCCTAGGTATACCTACTGTAGGCATCGGGTTTAATATGCTCAGGCCAGATGCACCGGCTGTCTTAAAAAGAATAGGCGCCGACTACCACAAGATTTTATCTGGTGAAACAGAACTCACTAACGAACAAATACAAGAACTGTTTAATTTATGTCTTAAAATAGCTTATGCGGATGCTAAAAAATACATACCTGCATTCGATAATTTGCCTAAAAATATTAAGTTAGGATTGCTTGATATGTCGTTCAATTTAGGTTACGGAAGGTTGAACAAGTTCGTTAAGACGCGCGAACATATTTTAAACGGTGATTATAAGAGTGCAGCTACAGAATTGCAAAACAGTAAATGGGCTAAGCAAGTTGGTAGTAGAAGCAGTTCTATTATTTCGCTTTTTTTAAACTCTTGATAAGACTGCGTAAAATTTTTTTAATGTCTTTAGTTTTTGTAGCGCCTGGCAGCACAACATCCATTCTAACCTCACCATTAGGAAAAGTATCTTCCGGCCTCGCAGAAATAGAATGTGTATCTACAGGCAGCATACTTCCTAGACCTGGAACTGTTGTAAGTTCTATATATTCGTTTATTTGTTCGTCAAACTTTGACATATTATTTTTCTAACTTAGATTTTAATTCTTTAATGCTTTCAATTAACAATGGTATAAGCTTAGTGTAGTTTACTGCTTTGACGCCATCAGGTCTAGTAATAACTGCACTTGGTATTACTTTCTCTATTTCTTCTGCTAACACACCTACATCTTCACCTTTGAGATGTGCATATTTTTCTTGAGCTGAATTCCATTCAAAGTTGTAGCCAGAAATTTTTGCTACTGTATCAAGAGGGTTATTAATTTTTACTATGTTTTTCTTTAATGTGGAATCAGACGTGCTGAATGCAACTACGTCGTTACCTGTGCTCTGAATAACTCCAGCACAAGTAAGTGTACCACCACAAATAATATTGTTAGTATTATTAATAGATCCGGTGTCTATACTGCCGGTAATAGTTGCGCCTGCTGCAGTAATTGCATTAGTTGTTATAGAACTAGAATTATTAATATTGGTTGAATTTATGGCCTGTAAATTACCTGTTGTTCCGTTTACTGTCTGAATTGTAGCTGTGGGGCCAGTCAAATTGATGGCAAACGTTAAGTTACCGCCAGCTATTACGTTTCCACCAGCAGTAATATTACCACCTGCAGTAATAGCGCCAATATTGTTAATGCTATTGCTTTCTAAAGTGTTTGTTTGAACATGATTTGTTTGCACTCTTACAGTACTTGTAAGTGTGTTAGTCTTTATGTTGCCTGTGTTATCTAGAGACACAGATTGAATATCTGTAGCGCGTAAAAGCATTATGTCAGCAGTATCAGCATTAAGCGTGCTGGTACGGATTGAGTTGTTGTTAAGAATAATATTACTTTGTACTGTACCGCAACGCAAGCCACCGTCTATTGCTATTGAGCCTGTAGAGTTGTAATTTCCGCCAACAAAGAAGTCGCCTGCATTAATACCAGCATTGCCGTTGAGTACATAGAAATCTCCTTGATCAACTCGCAAAGGTTTCATGACATGAATTTCATGAGGATATACTTCAAAATGTGAAGCGCTCAAACCAATTTGTGTGACTTGGCTGCCAATCAGATTTGTAATGCCTACACCGTTGATGGGCCTTAAAGCAGATCCGAAAACCTCTCGAATTAAGTCTACATAGTTAATACCAGATAAATCTTTTGTAAATGTTCTGCCTAAGAGCTGACCTGGTCCAATTTCAATATCTGACGGGTTGTTTGTAAATCTTGTAGGGTTAGCTTTAACTGTGTTTCCAGGAACTTTGTTTAACATGGTGTTGATGACGCCATCATTGGTAATGCTAATTCCAGATGAAATGTACGGTTTCGCTAATCCGCCACCAGGTTCACATATAGCTGAATTTAATTCAAATACACCTACACCGCCTATTCTTATTTGAAGCAACCCTTCAGCGTTATATTCTAATTGGCCAGGATTTACACCAACTTGAAATGAATACCTTACAAAGTCGTTGCGAATCGGTTCTGAGAAAGAAAAAGAAGACAAAGTGTAAAGTGATTTGGTAGATGTTTCATATATGATATCACCTACCTCTAGACCGCTCAAAGCAAAAAGCTGAGCTGCTTCATTAGTAATCACATCACCATCAAACAAAGAAAAAATTGTACCTAGATTGCGTATGCCAATGGGTATGCCGCCTGTGGATGTACCATCACCTATGTAAAGTCTTTTTGTATCTACTGTAAAAGCTGGTTCGCCTAAATCAAACTTAATGCCAGTTGTGTTTGTAAATTTTCGCTGACCATCAGTACCACGCCTTACAAGTATCTTTGTGATGCTATCTGAAGCCATATGAATTATTTATATTTATTACAAGATTTGCATAAATAATTGTAAATATTTGATATGTCAACTATTTATTCAGCAGTGCTAACTGGTAAAAACACCATCAAAATATTTGATGTGAAGAAAGGTATAACTACTTATTCTCTGTACTTAGGTAATGTAGAAATACTTAATGGACCAGTAGTTACAGATAATAAGCTAACTTTAGTAGTAAAAACTAGCACCGGTCGCACTTCTGGCAGAGTTTATTCATTGCCAAAAGGCATATTATCATATTCATTTGAGGTAAAATAATGGCACCTAAAAAGAAAAAAAAGACAACTAAGTGCCCGATCTTAAGGTCTGCTATTGATGATTTTGAGCCACTTAAAGCAGAATTAGTGCGTGTAAAAACTGAGGTTGATGATTTAAGTAAAACAGTTTTCAAAGGCAACGGCAAACCAGCTATAATTACACAGCTATCAGACATGCAAGGCAGATTAAAATCACATCATGAGCAAATTAACATGCGTTTAGAAGCAGTTGATGAAAAAATGGATGGGTTGCAGCGCGAGATAGAATTAAAATTTAAAAATGTTACTGACGTTGTTACAGAGAGGTTTAACAATTTAGCAGCGCAAATTACTGGTGAGTTTGGCCGCAGACAAGCAGAAACAACTAGCATGTGGAACTTTAAAACAGCTGTTACTACATCTGTAATTGCTGCTGTTGTTTCTATTGCTACAGCAGTATTTCACAGCATTATAACAAATCATCACATATTTTCACCATAAAAAATAATTGTTGATTATTAAGCTTTATCATTATAATCATATCTATGACGCAAATAGATATAAACTTAGTTGATGAAGCCATTAATGAGCATGAGCTCTCATTAGCTGATGTTGATTATCCTACTTGTTTACTCGGTGTTGAACTAAAAAATAATTACGATAATTGTAGAATTAATTGTGATGAATTTAGTACCATCAAGCACAATGTTTATAACATAAACTCTAGCGTTACAAAATATTTTAGAGGCATTTGTATTACTCCAACTTCTAAATGCAAAGAAGTTGTTGACAAATTAATGCACATTGACGCACTCCCAGGAGGTAATTTAACCCTACCTTTTTATAAAAATCTTTTGAAAAATTATAGCTTAAACTGTGATGACTGTTATGCGTATTTTGAGAAAGGAATTTATCCTATAAATAGTGATAACATAAATAAGTTTTGCAAAGAAAAAATAGATTTAAATGCATTGTATAAAAATCTATTTAATAATAAAACATCTCCAATTTATCAATCAGTAAGTTACTTGGTTATTTATGTACTGACTGATACAAAAATTAACTCTTTTTAAAAAATATTGTTTAGTTTTTTTACAAAAAAACTGCATAAATAATTTTTTACCTTCCGAGTATGAGCGAGAAAAATAATAAAATAAATGTAATAAAAAGAGGGGGTGAATCAGAGCCTTTTTCGGTAGAAAAAATTAACAAGGTACTATCCTGGGCTACACAGGACATACAGGGAGTGAGCTTATCAGAAATAGAAATTAATGCAAAATTAAACATTGTAGAAAATATTACTACGCAAGAAATACATCAGGTAATCATAGAGTCAGCTGCAAATTTAATTTCAATAGAAAAACCTAACTATCAGTATGTTGCAGGTAGGCTGCTAAATTACCAGCTACGTAAAGACGTGTGGGGCGGTAAGCATGCCCCGCGCTTGCTAGATGTTGTTTATGCCGGTATAAGAAAGAAAATTTATGACCCGATCATAATAGAAAAATATACAGAAAGTGAAATAAACAAAATTGGAGAGTTTATTGATCATGATCGCGATTTAAACTTTACATACGCTGGTATTAAGCAATTATGTGACAAATACCTGATAAAAAACAGAGTAACAAATAAAATTTTTGAGACACCGCAATTTGCTTATGTGCTGATAGCTGCTTATGCTTTTATAAATTACCCTCAAGAGACAAGATTAGAATATGTGAGACGTTTTTATAACGCTATATCAAGACACAAAATTAATCTGCCAACTCCTATCATGGCTGGCGTTAGAACCAATTCCAAGAGCTATGCTAGCTGTTGTCTTATAGGAGTAGACGACACAAAAGAATCTATTACAGCCTCAAGCACTGCAATATCTATAGCCACAGCTAGCAGATGTGGCATCGGCATTGATGTGTCTAAAATACGAGCCATTGGCGCGCCTGTTAATAATGGTGAAGTAGTTCACACAGGTGTTATCCCGTTTTTAAAGATATTTGAGGCGTCAGTCAAAGCGTGGCAGCAAAACGGCTTACGAGGCGGATCTGCCACTACTAATCTGCAGTGGTGGCATTATGAAATTGAGGATGTCGTTGTTCTCAAAAACAATGCAGGTACAGATGATAACAGAGTTAGAAAGTTGGATTATACTGTTGGCATGTCTCGACTATTTTATGACCGGGTAATTAAAAACCAAGATGTAACATTATTCAGCCCGCATGAAGTACCACAGCTTTGGGAAGCATGGGGCACCTCTAAATTTAATAAGGTGTATGAATTGTGTGAGCAGGATAAGAAGATCAAGCTTAAGCGAAAAATTTCAGCAAGAAAGTTGCTTTCTTTAATTGTTAAGGAGCGCGTAGAGACCGGGAGAATTTATATTCTCAACGTCGATTCAGCCAACGAACACACCCCTTGGCTAGATAAAGTGACAATGAGCAATCTGTGCACTGAGGTTATTCATCCCACTATACCGTTAGTTGATTTTAACGATGAAAATGCAGAAATTGGAATGTGTATTCTATCTGCTATTAATATGCTTGAAATAAAAGATTGGAAGGACCTTGAAAAGACCTGCGATTTATCAGTAAGATTTCTAGAAGAAATCATTGACATACAAAAATATTTTAATAAAGCTGCAGAAAACTTTGCTAAAAAAAGACGCAGCTTAGGCATAGGAATTACTAATTTAGCAGCATTCTTTGCAAAGAACGGTGTTAAGTATGGCTCTAAACAAGCATTAAATTTACTAGATGAATACATGGAGCATTTTCAATACGCTTTACTGCAGTCAAGTGTCAATCTTGCAAAAGAAAAGGGCAAATGTGAAAAATTTGACAGAACAAAATATTCAAAAGGTGTTCTGCCGATTGACACATACAAAGACAAAGTAGATGAAATATTGAAGCGTAAATTGGCGTTAGATTGGGAAACATTACGTGAATCTATAAAGCAACATGGGCTGCGCCATTCAACATTATCTTGTTGTATGCCATGTGAGTCAAGCTCAGTAATTCAAAGCTCTACTAACGGTATAGAACCAGTTCGTTCTCTTGTAACATACAAAATGTCAAAGATGGGTAAACTGCCGGTGCTGGTACCTGGCATTGGTAAATATGAAGCGAATTATGAATTAGCTTTTAATTTTAAAGACAATACACCGATTATTAATACCAATGCTATTATTCAAAAATACATAGACATGGCCATTTCTACTAATATATATTACAATTACAACCATTACGAAAACAACGTGCTTCCTGACGCAGTAGTCATGAAAGAGTTAATGTATGCATACAGTGTTGGTTTGCTAAGTCTGTATTACAACAATACGGACGATGGTGACAAAGAGCAGTCAACCACAGTTCGCGACGCGGATTGTTCTAGTGGAGCTTGCAAGCTTTAATATATAATAAATATCACTATGAAGTCTGTCTTAAATACCAAGAACATTGATTACACTAAACAGCCTTTGTTCTTAGGCGAAGATTTAAACTTACAGAGATATGATAAATTTAAATATCCAATCTTTTTTGAATTGTTTAAAAAGCAAGAAGAATTTTTCTGGTGGCCCCATGAAATTGCTCTAGGCAAAGACAGAAGTGACTACAAAGAGCTTAAAGGTGAAGAAAGATTTGTTTTCGACACCAATCTAAAATTTCAGACATTAGGCGATAGCATGTTATCTAGATCAATACACTCACTCAAAGATTATGTTTCTAACCCTGAATTAGAGATATGTATGAACACCTGGCAACGATTTGAAGGCATTCATAGCTACAGTTATTCTTATCTACTAAACAACGTGCACCCAGATGCATCTGCATTTTTTGACAGCATCATGCAGGATAAAGAAATTGTAGAACGCGCGGAATTAATTCGAAATAATTATGATAAAATTTTGGGTGCAGACGATAAAAAAGACCCAAAACAAAAGATATTTGATTGCATCTTGGCAACAAATGTAATGGAAGGATTAGTTTTTTATGTTTCATTTGCATGCTCGTTTTATTTCGGCTACCGCGGTAAGATGGAAGGCAATGCAAAGATTATTAAATTCATTCAACGCGATGAATCACAACATTTTGCAATTACACAGAATCTTATAAAAATATTACGTGATGAAGACAAAGAAGGGTTTGTTAGCACAGTAAAAAAGAGCGAAGATAAAATTTATGCAGTGTATGAACAAGCTACAAAAAATGAAATTGAGTGGGCACAGTACTTGTTTAGTAAAGGATCGTTGCTAGGCTTAAATGCTGATGTGTTGGGAGATTATTCTAAATGGTTGTGTGATAACCGCTTGCGTTCGCTTGGCTACAAGAAGCTTTTTAATCAAAAAGAAAATCCTATTTCTGGGTGGCTTGACAGCTATCTTGACAGCAGCAAAGTACAAGTTGCACCACAAGAAACAGAGATATCCGCTTATAAAATCGGAGCTCGTGATACTAATATTACAGAAGACGTGTTTGATGATATCAAACTATGATTACAACACACACAATAAAAACATTGTCTGAAGAAGAAGTGTCTGTGTTATATTTTATTATAGAGCAAAGTATGCCATGGTTGACACCAAACTTTAATTTTATAAAATTATTACGCAAAGATATAACATTTAAAATTCTAGATACACTCAAGCGCCAAGCGCTTCCTGACAAGCAAAATATTTTTGATACGTTAAAAGAAAAGCTAGCAGCTGAATAATAAATAAATTTTGAAGGAGCAGTTGTACTTAGCTTACACTAGGGGTGGGTTGGTGGGAACCTTATGAGGTTACTAGTGCTGGCAATAGATATATCATGTAATTTTATTAAATAATAATATGGCAGTGAGCGTTGATAATAGTATGCTCTATAATTCTGAGTTATATAAAAAATACCTGGAAATACGAGAACACATACTTAAGAACAAATGGTACATGAGCGAAAAAGCTGGTAAAGATGTAGGCTTTGAATCTGCATTAGTTAACTACTACGCTTTTCATCACAACCAACATATTCAAAAATAGTTTATTTCTTTGCATTAACAACAGGGTTACTATTTAGTGCAGCGGATTTCGCAGCACCTTGAACTATGTCTCTAACTTGAGCATTAGAATCTGGCTGTGTAGAAGCTAATCCTTTGAACAAATGACTGTGAGGATATACTGTTACACAGTCTTCATCGCGGCCTGTACCATACACAATAATAGGCATTTTGCTTGCAATAGACCCTCCAGAGCCCGTATCAGCGCCTTTAACAGATCCTCTGTTAGGGCCTGACGCCAGCATGTTATTGCCACCTGTACCTGACCCGTAGACAGGTACATCCGGGCCACCTTTTGTACCTGTTGCTGATGCAAACACAGGAATGTATTTTGTGTTAGGACCGGGATAACATCCTTGACCGCAAGGTATCATAGGCGAACTAGGTGATAATACCTGTCCAATATCAATGTATCCTATAATTTTATCTCTTTGAACTCGACCGCATACTTGCGTTGCATCTGTAAAGCCCATGTAAGGCGGTCCATTGTTTGACGGGGCATTTTCTTTATAATAATTGCCGTTGTAGTTAATAGCAAAATTAGACATAGGAACACCGAACCCTATGATCTTACCATTCATGTTTGCTGGGTCTGTAGATGATGCAGCAAATATTTTTGCTTGCTGAGTAGCTTGAATTTCTGTAGGTACAGTTATATGATGACCGGTAATTTCACCCTCTACATGCAATCCGCCTACAATTGTAACGTTATTAGTTACGCCCAAGCTACCATCAATTAATACCTGCTTTCTGTCGCGTTGTCTTATGCTTACAACATCACCAACTAATGAAAGTCTTTTACCACCATCAATATTAACCTCATTAGCGCTAGCTATGTTAACTTGTGCACCAGCAACATTTGTTATTGATCCAGAAATATTAACTGGTCCGTAAGATTTCATATTTAAACCGCCAGCACCTACTTGCACATTGTATCTATTACATACATTTAATGTGTAATTACCTCCTGGTAAATCGTCAACATGAACCAATTCTACTAGCGGGGTCGCTGTTCTATTCATTATAGGTCCGTATTTACCAACCACTACATCTGACAAATACATTTTTCCTTTTTCATCAACACGAACAGATCCAAAATCATTCATGACCATACCAATAGTTTCAATCTTATGTTTTGTTATCTCTACAATCTCACTGCCGCCAATGCCCATCTTTCTTTCCAGATCGAGTAATTCAGATTGCTTGCTCTTGTACATGTTGCTTAAATTTTTCTTGCGCGATTCTATGTTCCACTTACCGTCTTGTGAGCTAGGGCTTTTTGCTGATCCTCCGCATGCAGGGCATGTTATGCCCATGACTTCGCCGCGCTTGGCTGTATAATTTGAACCGTCAACTGTTCTGCTTAATCCTTTAAGCGGGGCAGAAAACTCTGGTGAACCGAGCGGCCCAACATACTTAGCACTAGGGCCATCAAATCCTTTGCCGTAAATGTAATCGCCACCAGAATCAGCTACCGTGGTTTTCACTTCATTTATAAAACCGTCTTTGAATGAATTGTTAGTAGAAAAATAATGATTTTTTTCTGTGCTGCAAACTGGACATTCTGCAAAATCACCAGATCTAGATTGCAAAGATGAGGTTAGTTTTAACAGGTCGTTACCCAGTTTATCTGCTCTTCTTATATCAAATAATTGCTTTACATCAGCAATTTCGCTTACTATTTTTTTCCACTGAATGTGTAGGTCAGCTTTTAAATTGCCTATTTTTTTATAAACATCGCCTTGTACTACTGTATCGAAATCTCTTTTAACAAACGTATTTTTATCACCTTGCACAGTTAAAAATTGATCATTTAAAATTAATTTTTGATCATTTCCAGTAGCCAATGTAATGTTGGCTTGATTGTTAAGTTCAAAAAAAGATCCTGAGTAGTGAGACAATTTTATTGCTTCTCTTTTGTCTGAATTTATAAATGCTAATGTACCGCCTTTTTGATTAATTACATATTTGTTTCTGTAAGTTTCAACATTAATATCATAATCGGATTTATTAGCCAATCTTTTATTTTCATATGTGCCAGGATAATCCAACCCCTCATCTATTCCGGATGTATTGCCGTCAAACGCACCTATACCGCTACCAGACTGAAAAATACTAGTCCAGCTATCTGCACCATGAGCAACAGCGAATACCACTGGGTGCAGAGGATCCCCTGCATTAAAAAATATCCAAACATGTGCTCCTACATTAATTACTGGAAAAGCTCCGCGCGCACAATTGCTGTAGCACTCAGGTGTATAGTTAAAGCTAAGCTTGTTAACATTGTTAACATTGTTTTCTACAGGATCGCTAAAAGCATCTTTTAATCTGTAATAGTCTATATCAAATAAATTACCAGGTTTCTCCCCAATTTTATCTTTGTTTTGACTATATTTTGATAATTCTTCGCTGTGACTATCAACTGGTCCCCATTGTGTTTGATATGTATCAGAAGATGTTTTGCTGTTGTTGTAATAAGTTGATGCAATGTTGCTGCTGTCACTTATAGTACCAAAATCGGCAGCAGCATTGTATCTACCGTTAGAGCTTTCACCGGCTAATGGCGCAGCAATTTCAGCCCACGGTAATATTTTCTTGACTTCATCAATAATGGTTGATAAGCTGCTATCGATATTTTTCCCGGGGAACTTAAACGCTTTATCTGTTGCAGATAAGCTACTAGACCAATTTGAAAAAGCTGTTGGGGTGACATGAGGGATATAAACTTTTACTCTGCCGCGTTTTAACGGGTCATTATTTTGCACTACTATGCCCAAATAATGACCGTAATATTTCTTAGAGTTCATGTTGAATATATAATATTTACTTGTATAATACATTTATGCTAATGAAAGTATCACATGAATCTCCTATATCTATTTTAGCTAAATCTAAGGAATACAACGACTTTGACTATTGTTTAGTGCATCTGTTAGACCAGCATCCAGAATATTTAAACTATTATAAAACTGCAAAAGAGTATGATAGAGAAGTATTGCTGGACAACTCTATCTTTGAACTGGGTAAAGCATTTGATTCAGCTCAATTTTTTAAATGGGTTAATGAGTTACAGCCCAACATGTTTATTGTACCTGATGTTCTAGAAAATGCTCAAGAAACAATGCAAAGCTACATAAAGCACGCTGAGTATGTAAAGCAAGTTAAACAGTCTTTCACTACAAAAGCTATTGGAGCAATTCAAGGACGAACATGGAACGAATTAAAAAACTGTTATCGTTTCATGTCATATGAAGCAGACATGATAGCATTAAGCTTTGATTTTAGCTATTATGAAATCGTGGGTGAAGGCGATACAAAGTTAGAGCGGTTTTGTTCAGGTAGACAAAGGTTTATTACAGACTTAATAAATACTGGTGTATGGGATTGGAGCAAACCTCATCACTTACTAGGCTGCTCTCTAGCTAAAGAATTTAGATTTTATGTCGATCGAAACATTTACAATATTGTGTCTTGTGATACTAGCAATCCAATTGTTGCCGCTATTCATGGATTGAAGTACGACGCTGATTACGGACTACAAAGTAAGCCTACAACTAAGCTTGCAGATCTAATAACACATGAATTCACTCAAGATCAGCTTGATCTTGTCAATTATAATACTAGTATGTTTAAGAAGATTATAAGAAGATGAGACCTTGGATTGCTTTCTTTAGTCAAACAGGAACAGAGATACACAATCTTTCTAATGCATTAGGCATTTATCCAGACTGTATTGCAACAAACAAACAAGATCACGCTACAACTAACGAATGTTTGATTAAGACCACAGAGTTTAGACAGCATAAATTAAATTTACCGAATCTGTGGTGTCAATTATCTAAGTCGCCCACAGTCAGTGAATATAAAAATGTACTTGATCAGTTTAATAAACCAGTGGTAACACTGCATGGTTATCTGAGAATTGTTCCTAAAGAAATTTGCGAAAAGTATGAGATATACAATTTGCATCCCGGCTTAATAGACAAGTACCCATCGCTAAAGGGGTTCAATCCTCAAGAGCGTGCATTTACAGAAGGCTATAAGTTAGCCGGGTGTGTCATACACAGGGTGGTACCTGAGGTTGATGCAGGTGAAGTGCTAATGAGTCAAGGAGTAAGTATTGAAGGGCTTAGCATGCATGGTGTGTATGAGAAGCTTCATGATACAGCTTTAGATTTATGGAAAAGCTTTTTTACAGCATATAAAATTCTAGAAAAATAAAATGGATATTTCTTTACATTACGAGAATGTATTTCTCAAGCCAAACTACAATTCTGTAAAATCTAGAGCAGAGATTGATACAGATGTAAATTTCTTGGGCAAGGTGTTTCGTTTGCCAGTTGTTCCCGCTAACATGAAATGTTGTGTAGACTTCGATGTATGTCAAATGCTTGACTCGAAAAACTATTTTTACATTATGCACAGATTTGATCATGATATTTTTGCATTCATAAAAGATGCAAATGAGTGCAATTTTAATGTTGTATCTATTAGTGTAGGCATTCAAGAAAAAGATAAGGCATTGATTAATAATATTGCTAAGCACAGGTTTAGAACTGATTACATAACGATTGATGTCGCACACGGTCATCACTCAAAGGTCGTTGATCAAATAAAATACATTAAAGATACTATTTCTGATGTCAAAGTTATTGCTGGTAATGTTGCTACTCGCCGCGGTGTTGAATATTTGTCAGATGCTGGTGCTGATGCCGTGAAAGTTGGTATTGGTGGTGGATATGCATGTACAACTAAAGACAAAACTGGGTTCACATATCCCATGTTTAGCTGTGTAATGGAGTGTGCTGATAATGCAGCTGTACCTATTATTGCTGATGGGGGAGTACGATGCAACGGTGATGTTGCTAAAGCGCTTGTTGCTGGGGCTAAGATGGTGATGTGCGGTTCAATATTTGCAGCATGTTCAGACAGCCCTGCGCCTGTTGTCAGAGACGCATCCGGTAGAAGATACAAGCAGTACTACGGGTCCGCAAGCATTCACAATAAAATAGATAAAAAAAATATTGAAGGTACCATGAAGCTCATGGACACAGATGCATTTACTTATCAAGAGAAAATGTTGGAGTTAATTCAAGACATGCAAAGCGCCATAAGCTATGCAGGGGGTTGCAATCTCAAATCACTCAATTTAAATAATGTTGCTTACGGAGTAAGACTTTGAATCCTGACGATGTAATTAAATCAGTAGAGGCAACATATCCTGAGACGTGTGAGGAGTTTAAAAAAATTCAACGCGAGCAATATGAAACATTTTGCAAAAAACAGTTTGATTACGGTCCGCATAATATTTCTCTAGGATCAGATCTACACAAAAAAGAAGACATTAACGCTTCTATATCTGCTATAGTAGTGCGCTTGAACGATAAAATACAGCGCCTTATCAACTTAGTTTTAAGGAAAAAGACTTTTGAATCTGCTAATGAGCCTATTTTTGACGCTTTTAGTGATACGTCTGTATACTGCATTATAGCAGAAATTGTAAAAAGAAAAAAGTGGTGCAAGTAGTACTTGCATAGCTTGGCTTTTCCAGTTATAATAAGATATGTTTATTTTTAATTTGTTTCGTAAATTTAACAAAAGTAAATCTTTAATTAATCGTGATTTACAAAAACTTATAGAGCAATTTGAAGAATTAGAAAAAGAAAACGCTATAATGCTAGAAGAAATTAAGGTGTTGAAAAAGTTGCTATATGGTTTAGACTTAGATATAAAGAAGAAGCTTAAGAAATGAACGTTACATTTACTGGTCCGCAGTGTTCAGGTAAGACTACTCTGCTCAAACAAATGAAGCAGACTAGGGATATAATGGATCAGTTTTTTTATATAGATGAAGTAACTAGATTGATTAAGCGAGAGTTTAACGTTCCTATTAATGAAGAGGGTGCAAATGATACAACACAACTATTAATCATAAACAAGGAACTAGAGAATTTATTTAAATATAATTATGAATTGTGGCCAGGGTGTCGCGGTGTTGTGCATGACAGATGCTTACTAGATGGCTTAGTTTATACAGAATATTTTTTCGAGAAAAAGCTTGTTAGTCAACAAGTATGGGCACAAGCATTGAATTATTGGATGAAATATCATACCAAGTATGATGTTATCTTCTATCCGGATCCGCATGAAATTAAATTAGAAGACGATGGTGAAAGAAGTACAGATACAGAATTTAGAAACGCTATAATACAAAAATATGAAAATTATTACTTGAATCACTTTCAATGGAAAGACCGCATACATATTTTGCGAGGAACAGTTGAAGAACGCGTTGAACATATTAAAATAGTCCTTAATGAACACTACACTGGATAATAGCAACATTTCTAAGCATTTAGGTAAAATTACTGGATACAAATCCACGTACGACCCGTCATTGCTAGTTCGCGAACCAAGAATTAACAACAGAAAGCATTTGGGTATTACTGATGAAAATGCCCCGTTTTCAGGATATGATATATGGAATGCATATGAAGTGTCATGCCTGACTAACGATGGCATGCCAATTGCTGCAATTGCTAAAATTGTGTATCCATGCAAGAATCGTTATATTGTGGAATCAAAGTCTATTAAACTGTACATGAATTCGTTTAACATGCAAAAATTTAAAGGCAATATAATTAGTGTGCTAATGGAATTACAAGAAACTATTGCGCGTGATTTGTCTAAATTACTTGAAACGGAAGTTAAAGTGTATGTTCGTTTGACTAAAGCGTTAGATGATGGGCTGTATTACCCTCCTGTATTTAGCAATACAGATTACCCTACATTGGAGAACAACATTGATGTCACTTACATCGCAGCACCAGCTTATGTAGAGACACCTAATATATTGAGCGCTATTGAAATCCCCGAAGCTAGGGTACAAAGATTTCATTCTGCTCTGTTAAAGAGTAATTGCAGAGTCACTTCTCAGCCGGATTGGGGTGATGTATACATTCATTACAAAGGTAAGTATGAGATCAATCAAACTTCATTGCTACAGTACATTGTTTCATTCAGAGATGAATGTCATTTTCATGAAGAAATTTGTGAAACAATATACATGAGACTGTTTACAAAGTTTAAGCCAGAAGAGTTAGTAGTAAGTTGTTTGTATGTAAGACGTGGAGGCATTGATATCAATCCCACTCGCGCTAGCAATTATAGCTTGCTTGACAAGTCATTAATTGACGAATTCAAGTATTTCACCAAAACTGTTAGACAATAAAAAAAGAAAAGGGGCCTCGCAAGAGACCCCTTTTTTGAAATGTCCTGGGACTTACCAGGTGAAGACGTTTTCTTTTTTCCGTCACCCCATCGTTTACTTCGTTTAGAAGTAAGCGACTTTTTGGTT